GGGGCCGCGTCCGATCCCGTCAGCCAGTACAGGAAACGCAGGTCGTGCGGGCGCGGTTGGCGGCGCAGCCATCCGCCCCGCGCGAGCTTGTCGATGCATTGCGCAGCCGCGCCCGGCATGTCGGCGAAATGGGTCGTGCACACCTCGTCGGACGTCATCGCGTGCGTGGCGTGCCTGAACACGGTCAGAATTCGAGCCGTCAGGTCGGCCCGTTGAGCGGGCGTGAGGTCGACGTATGGATTGAGTCGGCGCGAAGCCGCGTTCGGGAGGGCGTTGTCGATCACGATGCCTCCCTGATCCTGAACGCGCGCGGCTTCTGCGGGCGGGAGTGCTTTTCCGGCTCGGCGTGTGTCGCGGCGCGAAGGCGCTTGATCGCGTCCGCACACGTGGGTTCGTCTGGAATCGAGATCTGCTTCGCGGCAACGGTGTTGCCGTCCATGATCAGGTACTCGATATAGACGCCGTCCACGAGTGGCCGGCGCATGACGACATGCTTGCCGACGAGGATCGGCGACGTCGGAAGCTGGCGATCGCGTTCGTAACGGGCGACGGTCCGGGGCGACAGCGTGTCCCGGCGCGGGATGCCCGCGTGCTGTGCAGCGTTGATTCTGTGCATGGCTTCATCTCCTTTACGCCGAGCGCGCAAGCCGTCCTCGGCGCGTGAGCGTCAGACGTTGGCGTGAAAGGTGGCGGGCTTGTCGGCGACGGGGCCGTTATCCAGCACGTTCGCCGCAATGATCAGGGCGGCGGCGGCAAAGACGCACTTGAACAGCAGCGACTTTTCCAAGTTGCTTTGCTGAGCACGTCGCAACATGTCTTGACGCGCTGCACGATGAAGATCGATTACTTTTTTCACGTGGTTCTCCGGTTGCGCGGGATTGCGCAATCCGGAGATTAGTCTTATTTGGCTTACATGGTCAAGTCAAATAAGGCTTAATTCTGGTGATGCGTCCCGGCGATGGATCTCGAGTGGCCAAATTCGGCTGAGATTCAGGGGCGAGATCGGAGCGACTTCCGTGCGGCGAGGCCGACGGCGATTTGACCTATCAGTGAGAGCAGCACATCGAGCCACGGCACGACGTTCATATAGGTGGCTGCTAGAGCAGCAATCGAGATGAGGGGGAAGAGGCGGGTAAAGCCACTTTGGCCCCTGTGACGTGCCAACTGTTGTGAATGCCGTTCGACTATGTGGTCTAGTCTGCGGAGTCCGGACTGTATGGACGCGGCGAACTCTGGCTCAATGCCAGCCGCTGATATGGTCACGTCGCCGTCAGCCCTCAGCAAGACGGCTGCATAGGCGATCGTTGAGGCCGGATGTGAATCCAGTTCTGCGAACAGCGCCGCGCGAGCTGATGTCTTGCGGTCGCCGTCGGCTTTCGAGGAACGGGGATTGACGCCGCGAAACAGCTTTCGGGCGCGATAGGTGGACAGGTCAGCGATGCCCGCGCTTCCCGCCTCTGGTGTGGGTTTGGTCTTCATGGATACTCAACGTTTTATCGGATAATGAACGTCGAGCTACGCGTTTAACTGTATCTTCTTGCGCGTCTGTCGCGGGAAGTGTTTGGGACAAGTTCAATTCGTTTCCGTGGCTGTTAGGGGAAGTTTCAGTCGCGATGATGAAGCGAATATACGACTCAATCTTCTCTCTGCTTTCTCGCGTGAGGCGAGCAACAGCCTGGCTGTCATAGTGCAAGCCGGGCGCAGTTAGCTCTGCGTCAGTCAGCAGATCAACTAGCGGCACGCCAAGGGCTTCGGCTACCGCTTCGCAATGTCCCAATTGCGGATCCGCCTCGTTTTTGAGCATACGTCCAACCGTGCGTTGGGCAATGCCAGCCCTCGCCGCAAGCTTGGCTTGGGTATTCAGGTTGTCATGGTCGTCCATCCGCCGCCGAAGGTTTGCGGCGAATGTTTCTCGCGCCGGTTTCTTTTTCATAGGCGCATGTTGCCTAATATGGCTAGACATATGTAACTTTCCACATGGGGGCCGCCAATTGAAAATTAGCCAAATAAGACTTAAAATCGAGGCTCGATAACCTGCTGGAGGTGGCCATGCACGAAAGTCGTGGCACTTGGTTGGAATTTGTGGTCGCGAAGCTTCAGCGCTGCAAAGGGAAGTGGCGACACATCGCGGACGCGACTGGCATTCCGTACGACACGTTGACGAAGATCGCGCTTTCGCGGGTCTCCGACCCGCGCGTGTCAAACGTCCAGTTGCTGCATGACTACTTCCTTGCCAGCGAGACGTCGGACGCTCAGTAGCGCGTGCATATCGTCCCAGATCTGCATCGTACGTATGAGCCGTTGCTCGCAACAGCATGAAAGGCGGACCTTCCCAAATATCCGATATGACTTGCCGATACGACAGCACCGAATGGCTGGACGTTCTCTATACCTCTGTCCGCAATACTCCCGGCGGCGTAGCCGACGCCGCCAATCACCTGACGAACCGCCGAGGCAAAGGCATCACGCCGGAGTCGCTTCGTCTGCGCCTGCGCGGCGTCGGCGATAGCCGCCTCTCGATGGAGATGTTCGAGTTGCTGATCGAGTGGATGCAGGAGAAGAGCGAAGCCGAGGCGCACGCGCTCGATGCATTGCATGCGCTCAACGCTCGTTTCGGGCTTGTCGCCGAGCGTGTCGATGATCACCACCACGCAACCGATGGCCACGAGCCGGGCGCGATGCATCTCGTGACGACGACGCTCCACTTGCAGGCGCACGTGGGGAAGGTCGCCGACGACGTGACGCGCGCGCTCGAAGATCAGCGCATCGACGATCGCGAAGCCGAGCAGATCATCGCGACCGGCCGCAAGGGGCAGCGCCTGTTCCAGCGGCTGATCCATGCCGCCCGTAACCTTGCTGCCCGCCGGCGTCGCTGACATGCAGCGATTCATGCCCGGCATGGGTTGCTGCCGCGTTGCGCGCGAGCAGGTGCAGTTGTGTTGCGAACGCCCGTATCAGCTCACATGCGGCATTGCTGCGCTCGCGTACCGGATCGAAGTCGCTCCGGAGCAGGCCGGACGGTTGTTCGTCTCCCTGATCTCGACTTTCCCCGATCGCGTTGCGCTGTTCATCGAACGCGCCGCGTTGTCCTGCGCGGCACTGCCGACGAAGGGCGAGCGCCACGCGCTCCGAAATCAAATCCTGGGCCGTCTCAGTGCGGCGGATCTCGCGATGTTCGATGAATTGATGTCAGCCGAATGGCATCGCCTGCGTGCCAAACGGATTACTGGAGGTGCGAATTGAATACGAGCGAAACAAGCGGCGGCTTGCGTCGCCGAGCATCCCGCTACCGGCTCTCGCCGTCCGGGCAACAGACCTACATCGCTGGGCGGGCGCGTTGGCGGAACTACTCGCATCAGTTGGCGCACGATCGTCGCATGGCTGAACTGGCTGGCATGTACGTATCCGACGCGCGGTGACGGACGGGAGGCAGCGGTGGAAAAGGATCACAACGCATACAGGAGGGTTTATGCAAAAGGGTATTTCGACGGTCTCAAAGCGGCGGGGGCAGGCATGAACCCCGGCCGTCAGCAATCCATTCTGCGTGGCATGCCGTCCGTCGCGCAGAAGGTCTTCGAGTTCGTGCCGATTCAAGAATCGTGGACGACCAAGCAGATCGTGGCGCAGGTGAAAGCCACGACCAAGGCGCAAATCGATTCGCGAACGGCGGACAACTGCCTTGCGCGGTTGAGAGATGCCGGGCTCGTCCGCGAGGTGACGCGTGGCGAATTTCGACGCGTCCGGCTCACGACGTCGTGCGCCTCGGCCGATACGGCCGATGAGGAAGAACCGGACACTCGCGCGCTCGTGAGTGAAGCGCTGGGCAAGCGCGACAGTAGTGCATCGCCGATTGATTTGCTGTCGGGCATCGCGAACCGTCTGACAGCGACCGTGGAATCGATACGCGAGATCGCCGTCGAGATCGAAACCGCCGCGCTCGTGATCGAGGAGCAGCAGGCGGCGAACGGGCGCGAGGCCGACAAGCTGCGCCAGTTGCAAGCGCTGCTCAAGACACTGTAGCGACGCGACCCAAGTCGCTTTGCGTTCGCCGCATCGCATCTTTCCCCCATTTCTTTCCCCTCGCCGTGCGTTCGGATTCGCGCGCGCGAGGGACTGTTTTCAAGAGGTGAATATTCCTTATGTCGACGCTCGATCAAATCGTTCAGCAGCTCCGTAACGCCGATCATCCGGAACTGCCGTCCGGCCATCCGGTCGCGGATGGCAAGCATCATCGCTACGGCCCGCGCAAGAAGTACTGGTATCAGTTGCGCGAGGTCGTCAGCAAGGGGGCGGTGATCGGCTATACGGGCACGTTCGGTCACTTCTCCGGCGACGATCCGGGCACGGAGCGATTCCAGTGGAACGGTGCGCCGCTGAGCGAGGAAGCGCTCGCCGAGACGCGTCGCCGCCAAGAGGCCGCCGAGCGGGCGGAAGCGGAACGCGCGGCGCGTGCGGCACGCATGGCCGCGAACCGCGCGTGCGACCAATGGGCGCGCGCGAGCGAACAAGGCGCGTCGGCCTATCTGGAACGCAAGCAGGTGACGGCCGAAGGCGTGCGGTTCGATTCGGACGGCACGATCTTCGTGCCCATGTATCAGTACGGCGACGAGGCGCGGCTCGTGGGGCTTCAGAAGATCACGCCGGAAGGCGCGAAACGCTTCAACAAAGGCATGGAGAAGAAGGGCGCGGCCTGCCTGCTCGGCGAAGTGAAGGCGGACGATCAACTCGTGATGATCGCCGAGGGCTATGCGACCGGCCGCTCGGTGCGCATGGCGACGGCCGAAGCGTTCGCGCTTTGCGTCTGCTTCGATGCGGGGGGGATCCTGTCGACTGCCCGCTATCTGCGCGACGCACATCCGAACACGCACGTGCTGATCTGCGCGGACGACGACTGGAAGATCGAGCAACGGATGCGCGACTGGCTCGCGGAGGAATTCGACTTCCGGGGCGAGCTGCCGTTCGATGTCGCGCCGACCCGGATCGAGGCGAAGAAGACGTGGTACATGGTCGCCGCGCATCGCCGCGTCGACGACAACGGCGTGGCTTACGTCGAGGTGACGTACGGTAACGACGTCCTGCCGCAGCGGCGCAAGCGCTTCGAGAATGCCGGCCTGAAACGGGCATACGAAGCGGCCGCCGAGGTCGACGGCGTCAGCGTCGTCTATCCGACGTTCGCCGATCGCGGCGAGCGCAAGCTTACCGACTTCAACGATCTGCACGTCGAGGAAGGGTTGGAGGCGGTCACGCGGCAGGTGCAGGCGGCGATCCTGTCGGTCCTCGCGCCAGCAAGCGAAGACGTTCGCACGGCCGCCGTCGATGCCGAACGACCGACGCCGGCCGCGGCGTCCGCTGCCGCAGGACAGGCGGAATGGGATGGACGCGAGGCTGAGAATGGCGCGCACACGTGGGAGCGGGATCTCGCGCGGTCGGACAAGGGCACGCTGTTGCCGACGCTCGGCAATGTCCATCTGATCCTCTCGAATCACAAGGCGTGGCGGGGCGTGATCGAGCAGGACGATTTCGGTGGTCGCGTGATGAAGCGCAAGGCCCCGCCGTTCCCGCAGGGCGCCGTGGGCGAATGGACGGACATGGACGATCAGCGCTGCGTGCTCTGGTTGTCGCAGCGGTACGGCATTTCGGTGCGCACCGATATCGTGATGAACGCGGTGCTGCTGGTCGCGGATGCGACGCACTTTCACGATGTTCGCGAATACCTCGGGCGGCTGGAATGGGATGGCGTGCCGCGCGTGCGCTCGATGCCGTCGACGTATCTGCGCGTGGCCGACAGCGAGTATGTGCAGCTGGCCTTCATGAAGTGGATGATCGCGGCCGTCGCGCGCGTGATGCAGCCCGGCTGCAAGGTCGATAACGTGCTGATCCTCGAAGGCAAGCAGGGCGCTCGCAAGTCGACGGCGCTGAAGGTGCTGGCCGGCGGACAATGGTTCACCGACACGCCGATCCAGATCGGCAACAAGGACACCTATGCGGTGATGGCGGGCAAGTGGGTGATCGAGCTGGCCGAGCTGGACTCGTTGAACAAAGCGGACTCGTCGGCGGTCAAGAGCTTCTTCGCGACGGCCGTCGACCGGTTCCGGAACTTCTACGGCAAGCGCGCGACGGACGTGCCGCGTCAGTGCGTGTTCGCAGGTTCCGTCAACTTCGATACGTACCTCAAGGATGAGTCAGGCAACCGGCGTTACTGGCCGTTGCGCGTGGGCGGCTTGGTCGATATCGACGGCATCGCGCGCGTGCGCGATCAGTTGTGGGCCGAAGCTGTCCACCTGTACCGCTCGGGCGTCGTGTGGCACGTGACGGAGCAGGAGCGCCCGTTGTTCGAGATCGAGCAGGCCGAGCGGTACGAAGGCGACGTGTACGAGGACAAGATCGCGAAGGCGCTGGAATACGTGTCGCACACGACGATGGAGACGATCCTCGCGGACATCCTGAAGCTCGACACGTCGAAATGGACGCTTGCGGAACAGCGCCGTATCGGCAAGGCGCTGAAATCCCTCGGGTGGGTGCGCAAGCGTGAGTCGACGGGTTCGCGCGGCTGGTACTACGTGCGTGAGGAGCAGGAGCCGGAAGCGGCGCTCGAAGCGGTCGCGGCAGGCGATGACGACAGCCCGCTTTGATCAGGATCGGCGCGCCGCGATGCTGTTCGCGGCGCGCCGCGTTGCCCGCTTTGGCGCGCCGTGGACGTCCCGTGTCCCAGCGTCCCAAAGCACGGCTTCGTGTGCGGGTGCGGGCGCGCGACATGCGCGACGTGAGCGGCGCATGTCGCAGGCGCGCGCGCCCCTGCAAGCCTTTTCCCTTGGGACATTGGGACGTTAGGACGTTAAGGAGAAAGCGATGATGGATCTGATGGAGCGGGCGGGAATCGCGATGAGCGTGCGTGGTCAGTTCACCGACCCGATTGCCGATCCGAAAGTTACTTTGGGTGCGCTCGCCTTTGCGAACGATCTCGGTCGGATGTTGGTTCGGATCAAGGTCGCGCAGCAGGCGAAACCGGAAATGATTCGACGCGCGATGCTGCAGTTGGCGCAGATGATGCGAACCTCGGGGCGCTTCAAGCGCGGGAAATTCACCGGGTTGAAGCGCGAGGAGCGTCGCGAGCAACGTGCCGGTCATGCGGTCGAGCGTGCGCAAGTGGATGTGATCGAACGATTCGCGCTGCGTTTGCTCGACGAGTGGGTCAGCGATCAATGTGGGACGTGCGAAGGCCGTGGCGTTGTTCGGCGCTCAATCGAACAACCGAGGGCGACGATACGGTGCCTCGTCTGTGCAGGACGAGGGAAAGTATGTGTCGAGGAGGAACGGATTCCGTTCTTTCACGGTCGCAATGGACCGCTGGTATTTAGAGAGTACGAAGGATGTGACGTTTGCAGTGGTTTGGGGCGCGTGCAGATCGCTGCGCCTACAACGACTCACGGACGGCATATTTGCCCCGATTGTGGCGGGACCGGTAAGCGTCCGGTCGAAGATGCGGCTCGCGCGCAGGCCCTTGGGGTGACGCTCAAGGAGTATCGGCGAAATTGGTCGTGGCGCTTTCACGACATGCTTGCGCTGCTCGATGCGATCAATGGTTCAGTGAATGACACACTGCGCTGCCAATTGCGAGAATGAAACGTCTTCCATTCCAAGAGCGGATCGCGTAAACTTCGCACATCCTTTACCGCGTCACTGGATATTCGCTGGCACCGCGCGTTAGTCGTGCAAACCTCTCGGGACAAAACAACGATACGAGGAGCCCGTTAGGTCGTGTGGGGGCATTCGTCCCTACGAAATGAATTTCGAAGCCCTGAGTGCGAAAGCCCTCGGGGCTTTTTGCATTGGGGGTATCGTGCGCGTAGAACTATTTGATGGTCGGCAATCATCGGTCTGGATGCTGGATGGAAACACGGGCAGCATCAAGATGAATTGTGCCAATGCTGATGTGGCCGAGCTTCTGGTTCGTGTGACGGATTCGCTGCTACATGCTTTAAGTATTGCAGAGCACGAGCTCTTACGGTGGAGCGGAGGCGATCCGGACTCCTCAAGCGTCTGCGCGGGGCTGATCGCAGACGCCTTAAGCGAGATTCGCTTGCGGGAAAGAGTTAGTTTTTCAGCACAAGCGGCTTTAGGTGATCAGGAAGCGTTGCTTTGAACGCGGCGTCATAGTGTTCTCGATAAAGGGCCGTGACGCCGGGTTGGTCACGTCGAATCTTATACGTCTCGCGAAGTACTGCTGCCAGCGGTTCCCATGAGTTCGGTGACAACATGGTCAAGTTTGCGAGCGCTTGCAAGATAGTCGTGGTTGCTGCGAGATTTGCATCGCGAAGCTGCGTGCCTTTGATGAGTAGTTGTACCTCGGCGCGAAGTCGCTGAACTTCGGCCTGAAGTTGTTCAAGATCCGGTTTTTCCATTATTGCTCCGGTTGTTGGTATGGTTGGCCCCGACCGGATATTGTGACATGCGTGGGACCGACGCCCTTGAGTTGCCGGCGGAAAGTAGAAACGAAGCCTCGAGTGCGTAAGCCTCGGGGCTGTTTGCATTGGGGCGATGAAATGCGAAGCGAGTCAGCCAATGGCGGGCCGGGCGAAGTCTGGTCCGCGTGGGATGAGGATCTAAGCACGGGGCGCGTTACCGCGCGCGGCTTCGTATTCGACGATGCGATGGACCGCATCGTGTGGGCGATGGACCACGCGGGCGATCGCGCGGTCGCGGTGCTCGCGATCGGGGCCGCCGCTGCCTAGAAAATCGGCAGGGGACCCTATGGCGCGGGTGCATGCGGGGGTGCGCACCCGCGCTTTTTCTCTACTGTTGAATCTCTATAGGGGGGCACATTCACATGTTGACTCAGCAACAGATCGCGGAGCACCTCGACCTTGAGCGGTCGACGGTTTCGCGTCTGGTTGACCGACTCAACATCGACTATCGGACGGCGTCGATGGATGAGGTGCGCATCGCTTACCTTCGGCACTTGCGAGAGATGGCGGCCGGTCGCGCGAGCGAGACCGGTATCGATCTTGTGGCCGAGCGCGCGATGACCGAACGTGTCGATCGCGAAATCAAATTGCTGACGCTGGCGGAAAAGAAAGGGCAGTTGGTCAACGCAGCGCAGCTTGAGCAGGCATATGGCCAGATGGTCGGTGCCTTTCAGACGGAACTGCTCGCGCTCTCCGACAAGCTGGTTCAGGAACTGCGCGCGCTGTATGACGTTGAAATTGACCTCGAATGGTTGAACGAGCATATGTATGGGTGTCTTGAACAGCTTTCTGGATACGACCCAGACGGTTCGAGCGGTGATTCGGCGAATCGTGCAGCTACTGCGCCCGCCGGAACGGATCGGGACGACGGAGTGGGCGAGGAAGCACCGCCGGATGAGCGCGAAGGCAACGGCGAGCCCCGGCCGCTATAACCCGAACATCACGCCGTGGGTGTTCGGCATGCACGCGGCGCTCGACGATCCGACCGTGCAAAAGGTCGTGTGCATGAAGTCGGCGCAGGTCGCGTGGACGGATGGGGTGCTGCTGAACTACATCGGCCGGCGGATCGACGTCGACCCGTGCCCGATGATCGTCATGTTCGCGAAAGAGAAGTCGGCGAAGAAGTTCAACATGGAGAAGTTCGAGCCGATGGTCGAGGTGACGCCGCGCCTGTCGGCGAAGCTGCCCGTGCATGCGAGCCGCGACAAGAACAACCTGTGGGATCACAAGACGTTCCCGCGCGGCTTCCTGAAGTTCATCACGTCGAACGCGCCGGACGACGTCAAGTCGACGCCCGCGCCCGTGGTCGCGGTCGAGGAACCGGACGACGCGAACCAGAACGTACGCGAGCAGGGCGATTCGATCACGCTGCTCGAAGAGCGGAACAAGAGCTACTCGGACAGCCGCCGCAAGGTGATTTTCGGCGGCACGCCGACCGTCGACGGCTTCTCGCGCATTCAGCAGGCATACGAGGCATCGGATCAGCGCGTCTATCTGGTGCCGTGCCCCGACTGCGGCGAAGAGCACGAGCTGGTGTGGGAAAACGTCACGTGGACCGACGACGCGGAGATCGCGCACGAGGTGTACGGCCGTGCTCGCCCGGAATCGGCGCGGTACACGTGCCCGCACTGCGGCTCGTTGTGGGACGACTCGATGCGGATTCGCGCGGTGCGCCGGGGGCGGTGGGTTGCGACGGCCCCGTTTCACGGCGTGGCCGGATTCCGGCTCAACGAGCTGGTATCGCCGTTCCCCGGCTCACGCATGGCCGAGCTGGTGAAGAAGTGGCTGACGGCGGAAAAAGCCCTTCGCGCGGGCGACGACACGAAAATGCGCTCGTTCGTGAACAACTCGAAGGGCCGGCCGTACAAGTACAAGACCGATCTGCCCGAGATCGACGCGCTCGCCGAGCGCGCCTTGCCGTATCCGGCGTTCGTGGTGCCGGCGGGCGGTCTGCTGCTGACGCTCGGCGTCGACGTGCAGCATGATCGCCTCGCGATCGTGTTGCGCGCGTGGGGGCGTGGCGAGGAAAGCTGGCTGGTCGTATGGGACGAGATCTTCGGCAACGTGATGGACCAACGCGAAGACCCGTTGACGGGCGGCGTATGGGGCGCGCTCACGACGCTGATCACCCATGCGTACCGGCATGAAACAGGCGGCCTGCTGCGGGTCCGGGCGACATCGATCGACTCGTCGGACGGCTCGACGTCGGACGCGGTTTACAAGTACGTGCGCGCGGCGCAGCGGCGGGGCCTGAACGTCTTGGCGATCAAGGGCAGCACGGATGCGAATGCGGAGATCTTCAGCACGCCGCGCGCGTCGGTCGACTCGACGCGGAACAACAGCAAGGCGGCGAAGTACGGGTTGCGGCCGTACATGGTCGGTGTCAGCAAGGCCAAGGATCTGATCCTCGACAACCGGCTCAAGCTGGAAGGCGACGGCCCCGGACGCATGCATTGGTATCGCGACGTCCGGTTCGACTATCTGTCGCAACTGACGGCCGAGGTGAAGGTGCCCGCACGCATCGGCACCAAGCGCGTCTGGCAGAAGAAGGCCGGCGCGCGAAACGAGGCGCTCGACTGCGAGGCGTATGCGTTGCACGCGGCGCGCAGCGTCAAGACGCATCTGATGACGGAACTGCACTGGCAGGTTGAGCAGCAGCGCCTGTCGCAGGTGTCGCTGTTCGAGGCGGTGCCGGTGCTCGACGCGTTGCCGTCGGCGCTGCCGGTCGAGGTGCTGCCGGATCCGCCGGACGATCACGGTACGGACACCGCACCGCCACCGCAGCAAGCCGCACAACCCATCGAAACCCCGCCACCGAGCGGGGTTTCGCGCATTCAGGGGCGTCGCGTCGGCCGTTCGGCCTACCTGACGCGTCGCTAGGAGAAAGCCGATGGCTTACACAAGGCAGGATCTGGATCGCATCCAGTCCGCGATCGCGAAGGGCGAGCTCGAAGTGCAGTACGCGGATCGCCGCGTGAAGTATCGCTCGATCCTGGAGCTTCGCGAGGCGCAAACCGAGATCATTCGTGCGCTCGACGGCGCGAGCGGGCGCTCGCGCATCGTTCGGCTGCGGCACGCCGGCAAGGGGGTTCGATGAGCCGGGCGTATCCGATGCTCGCGCGACGCGGGTTCGTGGTGCCGACGCGGCTGAAGGCGGCGGCGTACGAATCGGCGAGCACGGGCGGCGCTCGCGCACGGTCGTGGAAGGCGTCGAGTGCCGGGCCGAACGCGGCGGCCGCGCAAAACCTGCCGCTGATGCGGCATCGGGCGCGCGACGCGATCCGAAACGACCCGTGGGCGAAAGCCGCGATCACGCGGCTCGTGTCGAACACGATCGGTTCCGGCATACAGGCGCATCCGCGACATCCCGACGAGGCGATGCGAAACGCGCAAAAGCAGCTTTGGGAAGACAGCGCCGAGGAGATCGACGCGGACGGGCTGTTCGACATGGCGGGTTTGCAGACGCTCGCTGCTCGCGCGTTCTTCAGCGACGGCGAGGTGCTCGTGCGGCGGCGTCTGCGCAGTTGGCACGATGGGTTGGCCGTGCCGCTGCAGGTGCAGTTGCTCGAAGCCGATCATCTGCCGGTGAGCAAGAACGAACGCCTGCCGCGCGGGGAGATCGTCAACGGCGTCGAGTTCGACGACGACGGACGGCGCATTGCCTATCACCTGCTGACGCGGCATCCCGGCGAGTACGGTCGACAGGCCGGCGACAGCACGCGGACGGTGCGCGTGCCGGCCGACGAGATCGCGCACGTGTTCCTTGCGCTGCGGCCGGGGCAGGTGCGCGGCGTGCCCGAACTGTCGACGGTGCTGCTGCGGCTGCATTCGCTCGACAACTTCGACGACGCGGTGCTGTTCCGGCAAGAGGTCAGCAACCTGTTCGCGGGCTTCATCACGAAGCCGCACGCGGAGCTTGGGCCGATGGGCGATCCCGTTTCGGGCGCGCCGATGCGATACGACGACGACGGGTTTTCGCCGGTCGTGTCGCTCGAACCCGGCGGCATGCAGGAGCTTGCGCCCGGTGAGGAGGTGAGATTCTCGGAGCCGCCGGGCGCGGGCAACGACTATGTGCCGTTCATGCGCCAGCAACTGATGGCGTCGGCCGCGTCGGTCGGCATGCCTTACGAGGTGCTCACGGGCGATCTGCGCGACGTGAGCGATCGCGTGCTGCGCGTGATTCTCAACGAGTTCCGGCGCAGCGTCGAACAGATTCAGTGGAATGTGTTCATTCACCAGTTCTGCCGCAAGGTGTGGCGCTGGTGGGTCGACGCGTGCGCGCTGTCGGGTGCGATGCCGATGCCGAACTACTTCCGCCGGCGTCGCGACTATCTGCGCGTGCGATGGGTGCCGCAGGGCTGGCCGTATATCCATCCGGTGCAGGACGTCACCGCGAAGCGCATGGAGATCCGCGCGGGCCTCGCGAGCCGCACGGGCGCGGTGCTCGCGCGCGGCGACGATCCGGAGCAGGTCGACGCGGAGAACGCGGCGGATCTCGCGCGCGAGCAGCGGCTCGGCCTGCGATACGACACGCAGCTCGCGATTGAAGACGGAAACGGCAGTGTTTTGAAAGAGGACGGGGAATGAAACGAAACCGCAAGTGGTGGGACATCCGCGCGCAGGCGCAGGCGGGCGGCGGCAAGGTCGCCGAGATCCGGATCTATAGCGACATCGGATTCTGGGGCACCGACGCGCAGAACTTCGTGTCGCAGCTCGATGCCGTCGCGGCCGACGCATCGTCGATCACGGTCGCGATCAATTCGATGGGCGGCGACGTGTTCGACGCGTTCGCGATCTACAACGCGTTGCGCCGCTACGCCGGCAAGGTGAAGGGGCGCGTCGACGGCATCGCGGCGTCGGCCGCATCGCTGGTGCTGATGGCGTGCGACGAGATCGAGATGCCCGAGAACGCGCTGCTGATGATCCACCATCCGCATACGGTCGCGGCCGGCGAATCGAAGGATCTGCGCCGCGTCGCCGAGCTGCTCGACAACGCGAGCGCCGGCATTCTGGCGGCGTACGCACGGCGCAGCGGCCTGTCCGAAGACGACGTGCGGGCCATGATGGACGCGGAGACGTGGCTGACGGCCGCGCAGGCCAAGGAGAAGGGTTTCTGCGACGTGATCGAGGCCCCGGTCAAGCTCGCGGCGTCTGCGGGCACTGCGCCGCTTCTCGCACGTTTCTCGGCCGTGCCCGAGCAGGTTGTGGCGCTGCTCGACGCGGTTGACGAACCGGACGCGGATTCGACCGTTCCGCCGGAGAACACGCCGACCGATCCGACGCCGGATCCCGAGCCGGAGCCGCCATCTCAGACGCCCGATGTCACGGCACTCGCCGCGCACGTGTTCGATTCGCTGCGGGAAGCCAATCTCGCGGCATGCGCCGAAGGCGTGATCGCGGCGACCGGTCTGCGTGATCGCGAGACGGTCGATCGCGCGATCCGCAACGCAACCGATATCGCGGGGATCTGCCTCGCGGCGAACCAGACGGATCTGACCGCGCAATACGTCGCGGACGGTCTGACGCCCGATCAGGTGCGCGCGCGGCTGTTCGAGCGCCTCACGGCATCGAGCGCCCGCATCAACAGCCGGCCCGATCCGGCGCAGCAGCAGACGCAACCGCAGGCACGCGGCCGCACGTTGCGCACGTCCGACATCTACGCGGCCCGCCGCGTGGCCAAGTAACTTTTCATCGCCGAAAGGAGCGCTGAATGTCCAACATCCAAACCATGGGCGCGTTGCCCGCCGAATTCCTGATCTCGGAGGGGCCGGGCCAGATCTCGCGCGATGCGATTCTCGTCGCGGCCGGTCCGGCGTTGCCGGCGGGCTGCGTGCTCGGCACGATCGGGACCGGCGAATACGCGCCGTACGACAACGCCGCGACGACCGGCGCGGAGGTCGCTGTCGGCATCCTCTACGCGCCGTTGCCGGCGTCCGACAAGCCGCGCCCGGCGGTTGCGATCAAGCGGCTCGCCGAAGTCGACGCACGCCTGCTCGCGGGGCTCGACGCGCCCGCGCGCGACGACCTGGCCGCGCATCACATCGTCATCCGCTGATCGCAGCGAATTCCCTGATTCCGAAGCCGCGCCGATGCGCGGCTTTTTCATTTCCGGAGTGCATATGGCAGACATCGCTATCTTCAACGACGACGCATTCTCGCTGTCGTCCATGACCGCGGCAATCAACGAGCAGCCGCACGTGCCGGGCCGGCTCGGCGAGGCGGGCCTGTTCGACGAGGAAGGCATCACGACGACGACGGTGCAGATCGAGCGCGACGGCGACACGCTCGCGCTCGTGCAGTCCGGCGTGCGCGGTCAGCCCGCGCCGAACGTGCTGGGCAGCAAGCCGAGCCTGATTCCGTTCAACACGGTCCATCTGCCGCAGCGCGCGGTCATCAAGGCGGACGAGATCCAGAATCTGCGCGCGTTCGGCGACGATTCGGAACTGGAGACGGTCCAGCGCTACGTCGACAAGCGGCTCGCGAAGATGCGCCGCCAGCTCGAAGCGACGCACGAGTACCACCGCCTCGGCGCGGTGCGCGGCGTGATCCTCGACGCGGACGGCAAGCATGTCGTCGCGAACCTGCTCGACCGCTTCGGCATCGAGCAGCAGGTGATCGAATACGAACTGTCGAATGCGAAGACCGAGATCCGGATCAAGAACGAGGACACGCTCGAAGCGATCGAGGACGCGCTCGGCAACGTGCCGTTTTCGAGCGTGCGCGCATTCTGCGGGCGTAACTTTTGGCGCAAGCTGCTGACGCTGCCGACCGTGAAAGAGACGTTCCTCAACACGGCGGCAGCGGCGGCGCTGCGCGGCGATCCGCGCGGCGCGATCGAGCTCGACGGCATCGTGTTCGAGCGTTACCGCGGCAAGATCGGCGGCATCCCGTTCGTCGGCGACGACGAGGCGTATGCGGTGCCGGAGGGCGTGCCGGATCTGTTCATCTCGCGTTTCGCGCCCGGCGATTACGTCGACGCGGTGAACACGATCGGGCTGCCGTACTACGCACGGCAGGAAATCATGCCGTTCAACAAGGGCGTCGAGATCGAGGCGCAGTCGAACCCGATCCATCTGTGTACGCGCCCGCGCGCGTGCATTCGTCTGAAGGCGTGACGCATGGCGTTCCACGATCTGATGACGGACGTCGACGCGGCCGTGCTGCGGGATCTGGGCGACGACGATGTCTTCGTCGACGGCCGGCCCGTGCGCGGCATGTTCAATGCGCCGTGGCTCGGTCCCGATCTCGGCTCGCAACGCACGAACCTCGTCGCGCCGATGTTGCACGTCATTGACGCGGACGCCGCCGGCATCCAGCCGGGCAGCGTCGTGACTGCGCGCAGCGGGCGCTATCGCGTCGTCGAGGCGCAGCCGGACGGCACGGGCTGGACGATCTTGGCGCTGCAATGACATGAACCGACTGAAAGTCGAAATCGACGTCGGCGCGGTCACGGCCGTCTTGCAGGGCCTGTCGTCGTCCGCGATGCAGGCCGCGTGGCGGCGCACGCTGCGCAAGACGGCCGCATGGATCAAGAGCCAGACGGCGAAGGAAGTCAGCGCGGCGACGCGTATTCCGCAGAAGACGATCCGCCGCCGGCTGTATTTCTTCCTGCGGTCGGCCGATACCGGCAAGGTGTGGCTCGGCCTGAACCCGATCGAGGCGCACCGCCTCGGCTCGGTGGCGAAGACGCGCAAGGGCATGCGCGCCGGCCGCACGTCGTTCGAGGGCGCATGGCGGCAGTCGAAACGGCAACCGGACGGGCCGATCTTCGAGCGCGTCGGGAAGGCACGGCTGCCGTACCGCGTCGTGACGGTCAATTGGCACGAGACGGGCGAGCCGGCGTTTCGCCGCGCGGCGAAGGCTTGCGAGGAACGGCTCTTGACGATCCTGAGGCAGGAAGTGAACTACGAACTACAAAAGGTAATGGGACGTGCTCGATAACCTCAAATTGCTGCACGACGCGATCGTGAAGGGCCTGCGAGAAGCGCTGCCGACCTTCGAGCGGATCGAAGCGTATCCGAAGATCGGTGCGCAGATCCGGACGCCGCTGATCGCCGTCGAGCTGTCCGAAATGGAGCCCGGACACGACGACGGGACCGGCTGCATTTCGCTGATCGCGCGCATGCAGGCGCGCATCATCGTCGATCCATACGGCGCGGAACACGAGCTGCATGTGCGCGAAATCGCCGCGCGTCTCGCGCTCGCGGTTCACATGCAGACGTGGGGCTTGCCGATCGCGCCCGGCAGGGTGGTTCAGGTTGGCGAAGACCCGTTCCGCCCGCAGCTCGACACGTACCTCGTGTGGCTTGTCGAATGGACGCACGAATTCGGCATCGGCGGGGAGCTCGAGACGATCCCGGACGGCAGCACGCTCGTATGGGGCGTCGATCCGTCGACGGGGCCGGGCAACGAAAGCAGCTATTGGGATCCGGCGCAGGACGCGCCGGCCGACTATCCGGAGTGACGATGCTCGAGTATGAAATCGGCGAGATCGATCGGCGGCTCGCCTGCCTCGTGCAGCAAGGCACGGTCGACGCGGTGTCGTACGACCCGCCGCGATGCCGCGTGCGGGTCGGCGATTGGGTCAGCGACTGGTTGCCGTGGTTCACGGTCGCGGCGGGCGCGGTGCGCTTCTGGCGGCCGCCGTCCGAAGGCGAGCAGGCATCCGTCCTGTCCGCGTCGGGCGAGCTGTCGAGCGCGTACGCGGTGCCGGGTTACTACGCCGAGCAGCACGGCGGGGCAGCACGGCGCAGCCCGAACGAAACGGCGTTCGATTTTCCGGATGGGGCGTCGCAGGTCTATGACCACGCGTCGCACGAGTACCGGGTCGAAGTGCCGGCGGGCGGGCGCATCGTTTTCCGCATCGGCGAGACGGAGCTGGAGCTACGGGCGGACGGCGTGACGTTGCGCACCGAGAAACTGCTCGGCGACGTTCCGGACTCGACGTTCACGGGCAACACGACGACCGGGCAGCGCCTGACGTTCAACGGCGGCATGCAGGGCCGAGCAGGCGCGAACGGCGGGCCGGCGGTGGAAGTCGACGGCGGTGCTCGCTACACGGGCGATGTCGAGATCGGCGGCAAGTCGTTCCTCGGCCACAGCCACAGGGAGCAGGGCGACGGAGCGCCCGTGTCGCCGCCGCTGTAGCCGGTCGGTCTTCCAAGTCACTTTGCCCCGCAATCGCGGGGCTTCGCATTTTTGGAGTCAGCACATGGCAAAAGAACCATCGCACACGAGTGCGCCGCTCGTCCAGCCGCGCGCCACGTTTGTCGATACGCGCTTTCGGACACGCGTCATCGTGTTCCCGGACGGTTCGGTGCTGCGCGTCATCAAGGGCGAGGTGCTCGCGAGCGTCGCGTCGCATATCGAGTATCTCGACGCGCATCCGGACTTCAAACGGCTTGAGGGCTGCGCATGAGCGACATCGATGAGATGGTCGGCATGGATCGATGGACCGGCGCACCGCTGCGCGGTCTCGCGCACCTGAAGCAAAGCATCGGCGACATCCTCGGCACGCGTCGGGGCACGCGCCGCGAGCGGCCCGAGTACGGCTCGGACATCCCGGCGATGGTCGACCTGCCGATCACGCGCGGCTGGATCTCGTCGGCGCAGGCGGAAGCCGCGCGCGCGATCGGGCGATGGGAGCCGCGTATCAAGCTCGATCGTGTCGCCGCGCTTGCGGTCGTCGACGGGCGCGTGACGTTCGAGATTCGCGGCCATGTCGACGGCAAGGCGGAGATATTCGAGGTGACGGTATGACGATGATCGATCTGTCGCTGCTCGATCCGCCCGATCTGGTCGAGACGCTCGACTTCGAAGCGGCGTATCAGATGAAGCTTGCGTACTTCAAGCGCATCTATCCGGACTGGAGCGCCGCGCTCGAATCCGATCCGGTCGTCAAGCTGATCGAGCTGGCCGCATACGACGAGATCCGATTGCGCGCGCGCCTCAACGATGCCGCGCGGGCGACCATGCTCGCGTACGCGACCGGCGCGGATCTCGAACACGTTGCCGCGCTGATGGGCGTCGAGAAGGCGCTCGTCGATCCCGGCGATCCGGATGCGACGCCGCCGCGCTCGCCGATCTACGAGCGAGACGAGCGGTTCCGATTGCGCACGCAACTGGCGATCGAGACGTCGACCGACGCGGGGCCGATCGACGCCTATCGCAAGCACGCGCTCGACGTGTCGCCCGAGGTGCTCGACGTGCAAGTCGATCGTCCGGAGCCGGGCACGGTTCGCGTGACGGTCATGTCGCAGTCGAATGGGGGTATCGCGAATGACGCGCTGCTCGCGAAGGTGCGCGCGGCGTTGCCCGCCGAAGACGTGCGGCCGTTGAACGACACGGTGCTTGTCGTGCCGGCCCGGCCGGTTGCATACGCGATCGAGGCGGACGTCTACGTGGGACGCGGCCCGGACCCCGCCGTCGTGCTGGCCGAGCGACGGCGCGATCTCGACGCCGCGATCGACGCGGCACGCCGGCTCAAGCTCGGGATGGCGCGATCGGCGATCGCGGGCGCGCTGCATCCGCGCGGCAGCAGCGTCGCGCGCGTCGATCTGAAAGCTCCGCTGGGCGACGTTACGTGCAACGGGCAGGAGTTCGCCGATTGCACGTCCGTCGTCCTGAATCTGAAGGTGCTCGATGAGTGAACGTCTATTGCCGTCGAATCAGACGCCGCTCGAAGCCGCGCTCGCGCGCGTGCTGCGGCCGAGCGTCGATCCGGAGATCCTGCGCACGCTGATGGACGTCGATCGATGTCCGGCCGCATTCCTGCCGTGGCTCGCATGGTCGGTCGCCGTCGACGGGTGGGAGTTGGCCGAGTCGGACGACGCGCGGCGTGCGCTGATCAAAGGCTCGTTGGCGTTGCATCGCAGGAAGGGCACGCCGTGGGCCGTCCGCGAAATCGTTCGGCGGCTCGGCTTCGGCGAAATCGAGATTCAGGAAGGACGGATCGCGAAGCGTCGCGACGGCACAGCGCGGCGGGACGGCAACTACGTTCATGGCCGCGCAAGCGCGTGGGCCGAGTACATCGTGACGCTGAAGCAGCCGATCACGCGCGGTCAAGGGCAGGCGCTGATGCGCGCGATCGAGCGCTACGCGCCCGCGCGCAGTCAACTGGTGAAGCTCGACTATTCGGCGATTGCGATCCGCCATAACGGCACGGCCGTCCGCAACGGCCAATATTCTCGGGGAGTGGTAGCAGCATGGCAAACCTGAAAGAACAAGCCCAATGGGAAGACGGCGTATATCAATTGGAGACGTCGGATCCGGTGATAGGTGGCCCGGATGGGATCGACAACCTGCAAGCGAAGCAACTGGCCAATCGCACGAAGTACCTCAAGCAACAGCAGGAGTCGCATGCGTCCGCCGTCGATCCGCATCCTCAATACGCGACGAAAACCGATCTTTCGCAGCGGTTGGCGGATCTGGTCGGCCAGTCTCCGTCGACGCTCGACACGTTGAACGAGCTTGCGAAAGCGCTCGGGAATGATCCGAACTTCGCGACGACGATGACGAACGCATTGTCTCAGAAGGCGCCGCTGGATTCCCCGACGTTCACTGGCGCACCGAAAGGGACCACGCCAGCTCCGCTCGACAGCAGTACGAGAATGGCGACCACCGAGTTCGTCAGGCGCGCGCTCGGGAATGTGAATTTCGCGTCATACATTTCGTCGCAGAAGCTCACGGCATCGCAAGCGGGAAGCTGCATCAATTTCTGGGGAGGCGCTGCGGCGACGTTCGCCTTGCCGGCTGTGTCGACCATGCCGCTTGGGGGCACGTTCCTGTTCAACAACAGCAGCGACGCCCCCTTGACGATCGTTCGCGACGGCAACGATTCGATTCTCCTGAACGGAGGGAATCCGAGCGCGACGTTGACGCTCGGGGATAGTTTGCTCCTCGTCGCTGTCCCGCCAGGACAGTGGATCGCAGCCGGCGGTAGCGCGCAGTTGCCGTTCTCGTCGGTCATGGCCGGTCCGAACTGGTCGACCGCGTCGCAGTTCGACAACTCGGCTCGCCTCGCGACGACCGCATTCGTGCAGCGTGCGCTCGGCAGTTTCTCGGGAGCGGTCGATGCGGAAGGCGCGATCACGCTGAAAGCCGGACAGGCGGGGATGGTCGTCTATAGCACCAAGTCGCCGACCGTCACGCTTCCGTTGGTCTCGACCGTTCCCGAGGGCGCGGCGTTCTTTATTGCTGCGGCGGGCACGATCGTGACGCAAGGCAGCGACGTGATTTACAACGCGAGCGGCAGCGCGGTGGGAGCTTCGTATGTCACGGGGCCGACCCCGACGTCGCCTGCCCCCGCGCTGGTCGTCCGAAACGGGGGCGTATGGCAGATTCTCATGGGTTCGTCTGCCCTCAAGGGGGACAACCTGTTCGCCGCGACGCTGGCGATACCGGGATTCTCGAAATTCCCGAACGGTCTGATTCTGCAGTGGGGCAGCTTCATGTCGTCAGGCACGGGCAATCCCAACGCCACCGTGACGTTCCCGATCGCCTTCCCGAATGCGTGTCTGGGCCTGTCGCCCACGATCGGCGGCGGCTCGATCGGCAATTTCACGGTGCAGACCTACGCCGCATTCAAGACCGGCGCGACCTTGAGTTGCCAGAACAACGCTGGCATGTCGGGCGGCGTAGGCGGCAATTATTTCGCGATTGGATTTTGACTCAGGAGTGGGACAGTGGCTCAGAAATTCGCGGCACATGATTCGAAGAATTTCATCACGGCGTTTTACGACAGCGTGGACAGCCCCGCGCCGGCGGGCGTGACGTGCACCGAGATCACGGACGAGCAATGGAAGATGCTGCTCGACGGCGAGTCGCGGGGCAAGCGCATGGCGCTGGACGATAACGGCGTGCCGGTGCTGCTGGATCCGCCGCCGCCGAGCATCGAACAGATCATCGTGAGCAATACGGCGATGCGTGATCGGCTACTGGAGCGCGCGAGCGTCGCCCTGACGCCGCTACAGACGGCGATCATGCTGGGAGACGCAACCGACAGTGAGGCGCAGCAGGCCCGCGCATGGATCGCGTACACGCGTGCGGTCAAGGGGGTCGACCTGACGCGGCGCGAGCTGACGTGGCCCGAGCAACCCGAGATGGCACGCGAACGCAGCTCGTCGACGCGACCCTAGTAACCGCCGCTTACTCGCAATCGAAGCCGCTTACCCAAGCGGCTTTTTCTTTTTTGGAGACCTGAATGGGTGCTACCTCGTTTTATCACGGCGTGACGACGACGATCGTCGACGTCGGCCCGCGCACGATCGCCGTGCCGTCGTCGTCGGTGGTCGGCCTCGTCGACACGTACGCGCCGGGCGCGGATCTCGTGCAACCGGACGTGCCGGTGCGGCTCACGAGCGAACACGACGCGGCGCAGGCGTTCGGCGAGCACAGCGCCGTCGCGCGAGCCGCGCGCGCGATCTTCGCGCAGAGCAAGGCGGCGATCGTCGCGGTCGGCGTCGAGAAGAAGGGCGACGCCGCGCAGCTCGCGACCGACGTGATCGGCGGCGTTTCGGCGGCCGGCAGGCGAACCGGCCTGCAAGCGCTGCTTGATGGGAAATCGCTGTTCAACCTGCAACCGCGCCTGTTGATCGCGCCGGGCCATACGTCGAAGCAGGCGGTGGCGACGGCGGCCGACGCGCTCGCGAACAAGTTGCGCGCGGTCGCGATCGTCGACGGACCGAACACCGACGACGAGGCCGCGATCGCCTACGCAAGGAACTTCGGCAGCAAACGGCTGTATCTGGTCGATCCGGGCGTGCGCTACTGGGACACGGGCGCGAACGTCGACGCCGATGCGCCGGCGTCCGCGTACGCGGCCGGCATGTTCTGCCAGACGGACGCCGCGATCGGCTTCTGGGCGTCGCCGTCGAACAAGGAAATCGTCGGGATCACGGGTACGAGCCGGCCGATCGAGTTCCTCGACGGCGACGAGACGTGCCGCGCGAACCTGCTGAACAACGCGTTCGTCACGACGATCATTCGCGACGGCGGTTTCAGGCTGTGGGGCAACCGCACGCTGTCGGCCGATCCGAAATGGTCGTTCGTCACGCGCGTGCGCACGCTCGACATCGTCATGGATGCGGTGCAGGCGGGCCACAAGTGGGCGGTCGACCGCGGCATCACGGCGACCTACGTGAAGGACGTCACGGAAGGGCTGCGAGCGTTCATGCGCGATCTGCGCACGCAGGGCGCGATCATCAATTTCGAGGTCTACGCGGATCCGCGCCTGAACAGCGCGAGCCAACTCGAACAGGGCAAGGTGTACTGGAACATCCGGTTCACCGACGTTCCGCCCGCCGAAAACCCGATCTTCCGCTTCGAGGTCACGAATCAGTGGCTCACGGAAGTGCTCGATACCCAATCGTAGGAGGTGAACCTTGGTTCCGGAAACGCTTTTCAATCTCGCGATGTACGTGGACGGTCGCGGCTTCGTCGGCCGCACGACCGAGGTGACGCCGCCGAAGCTGAAGATCAAGACGGACGACTTCCGCGCGGGCGGCATGGACGCGGCGGTGAAGACCGACCAAGGCATGGAGGCGCTCGAAGCGTCGTTCGCGATGTCGACGCTGGAGCGCGATGTGCTGAAGTTCTTCGGCATCGCGGACGGCACCGCATTCAACGCGACGTTTCGCGGGTCGTTCCGCGACATCAAGGGCGGCTCGAAAGCCGTTGCCGTTCATATGCGCGGCATGCTGACCGAGGTCGATTCCGGTTCGTGGAAGCCGGGCGAGAAGGCTGAAATCAAATACGCCGCGTCGCTGAACTACTACAAGCTGGAGATCGCGGGTTCGGTCATGCATGAGATCGACGTCTTCGGCTTCGTGCGCGTGATCGACGGCGTGGACCAGCTCGCGCAGGTGCGCCGCGATCTCGGCATGTGACGCGCGGCAAAGCAACTTTGAACCCAAGGGGCGCGTCGTGCGCCCTTTTCTATATTTCGAGGAAACCCGATGGACACGATCACGATCAAGCTCGAATACCCGATCACGCTCGACGGCGTGCTGCGCGACACGCTGACGATGCGCCGCCCGAAGGTGCGCGACGTGCGCGGCGCGAGCAAGCGCGCGCAGGACGACGACGAACTGCGCGAGATCACGCTGTTCGCGATGCTCGCCGACGTTGCGCCCGACGAGCTGGAGCAGATGGACATGGCCGACTACGTGGCGATGCAGCGCGCGTACGACTCCTTTCGAACCTCTGGCCCGATTGCACGAAAAGACCGTCAAGGCGATGGCGAAGCGCCTGCTGCGTGAGTGCGCGGTGAGCCCTCAGGCGGTCGACGATCTGACGCTTGAGGATCTGGTGTGGTGGTTGACGGACTGATGTGACAGGGAGCGGAGATGGCACGCGAAATCGCGTTGGGGATCGTGATCGGCGGGGCGGTATCCGCGACGTTCGGCAAGGCGATCTCCGACACGCAATCGAAGATCGTCGGGCTGCGCAAGACGGCCGCCGAAAAGGGCATGTGGCAGCGCCAGATCGGCGAGACGATCAAGTTACAGGACGAGTTCCGCCGCCTGCATCGTGCGGGCGACAGCGCGGCCGAGACGATCCGGCGCAAGCTGGATTCGAATCTGCGGACGTTGCGCGACGCCGGCATCGAGGTGGACCGGCTCGATCGCGCGTATGCGCGGCTTGGCCGCACCGCGCGCGGGCTCGAATTGCGCGCGATGGGGCACGAGCGCCTGAGCGGCGGCCGGGAGGCGATGCGCGGCGCGATTGGCGACTCGATGAAGCTGACCGCCGCGATCGCGGTGCCGACGATGGTGTCGGCGCAGTATCAGGCGATCATCCGCGACATCGCGATCAAGGCGGGCATCGCGCGCACGGGCGAAGAGCGCGCGATGTCCGACCGGATTCGGCGCGATGCATCGGCCAACGGGATGAACCGCAACGAACTGGCCGAGGCGGTGAACCAGATGGTGGCGGCCGGGATGGACGTCGACCGGGCGCTTGGCTTCGCGCCGGCCGTCGCGAAATTTTCGGTCGGCCAAGGTGCGACGAGTGTCGAGACGGCGAAGATGATTCAGGCGCTGGAGCAAAACGCGGACATCAAGGATCCGGCCGCGATGCTCAAGGCGCTGGAGGCGATCGCGTATCTCGGCAAGGAAGGCTCGTTCGAGTCGGTCGATATGGCCCGCTGGTTCCCGGTGCTGCTCGCCGAAATGAAAAAGATCGGCATCACGGGGCAGGATTCTGTCACGCAGTTGGGCGCGATGCTTCAGGTGCAGATGAAGACGGCGGGCAACGCCGACGAAGCCGCGAACAACCTGAAAAACTGGTTCTCGAAGATCGGCTCGGGCGAGACGGAACGCAACTACAAGAAAGCCGGCGTCGACTACGAAGCGAAGATGAAGGAGGCGATCGGCAAGGGCTGGTCGACGCTCGAAGCGTCGTTCGTGCTCGCGCGCGCGTACATCGAGCGGGTGGATCCGGCGAAGGCGAAGCAGTTGGCCGAGGCGGCGAAGTCGATCAACGCCGAGCTGGATCCGGCCAAGCGTCAGAAGCAGATCCGCGCGTTCGAAGAGACGATGAAGACGGGCGACCTGTTCAACGACATGCAGGTGAAGGCGGCGCTCACCGCGTACTTGCAGAACGCCGATCTGTACTCGAATCTGAAGCGCAACGCCGCATCGGCGAGCGGCGAGATCGAGAAGGATCTCAAAGACCGCCGCGACGCGTCCAAGCAGATCTGGAAAGAAGTTGCGGATCAGTGGGACGAGGCAATGCGCAGCATCGGCGACGCACTGCGTCCCGTGACGGATATTGCGGGCGAGCAGGCGAAGAAGGCGGGCGGCAAGGTGCGCGACATCGTCGATGCGTCGCCGCGTGCGGCGGCGGCCGTCATCGGCGTCGCGGGCGCGGCGATCGCGTATCGCGGTGCGCGTGCGGCGTGGTCGATTGGTCGCGGCGTGCTCGATGTCGCGCGTGGTGGTTGGTTGGCGCGAGGTGGCGAGCACAGCGGGAAGGGCGGCAAGGGAGCGAAGCCGGGGCGCGGCGCTCAGGCGCTCGATGCGCTCGGCGCGGCGGCCAGCGGCGTGCAGCGTGTCTTCGTCGTCAACATGCCGGGCGGCGGCATCGGCGGCGGATCGGTCGGCGATCTGATCGAGGGTGCGGCAGGTGTGGCGAGCGGCAGGGCGGGCAAGGCCGGGCGCTTCGGGCGGCTTGGCCGGGCGCTAGGCGGGATTGCCGGCCGCGTGTTGCCGTATGCCGGCAAGATCGCGCTCGCCGGGACGGTGCTGAAGCTCGGGCTCGCCGCGAAGGACGCATACGCGGTCGCGGCCGGCGACGATCCACGCGCGCGGAAGGTGGAGAGCTTCGCGGGCATCGGCGGCAGTCTCGCGGGCGGCGTCGTCGGCGCGAAGCTCGGCGCGTCGATCGGCGCGTTCGGTGGGCCGCTTGGCGCTGCGATCGGCGGCGTCGCGGGCGGGGCGATCGGCACCTTCGCCGGTCAGAAGCTGCTCGGTGCGCTCACGCGATGGGCGTTTCAGCAGCGCGGCGACACGCCCGAAGCCGCGCGCGCGGTCGCGAACGCGAAGGCGCTCGTCGAGCCCGGCGTCGCCGAGCGGCGCGCGTTCAAGGTCGAGCAGCAAAACAGCTTTGCGCCGGTCTTCAACATCAAGCTGGAGGGCGGCTCGGATCAGGAGATGGCTGACCGGCTGCTCGCACGTATCAATCCGCAGATCCAACGGGCGATGACCCAATCGATGAACAACAACAACCGGTCGGCGCTGTTCGATGCGCCGCATCTGTAGGAGCGCCGATGGATTTCGTGAAGAGCATCACGCAGGCGGCGACGCAGGCCAGCATCGCGGCCGAGCGCGTGCAGCACGTGAGCCGTGTCTACGAGCGCAACCGCGCGGCGAGCCAGAACACGGTCGACACGTTGACGAAGCTCGCGACGGGGAACCTGACGTCAGCCGCCGAGCTGCTGAACGGCGCGAGCAGTGCGCTGTCGGTCGCGACCGATCTGAGCCCGAAGGTCGGCGAGGTGACGCGCGGGTTTCGCGCGACGGCGGGCGCGGTCGGCAGCGTGCTGCGGATCGCGAACGCGTCGAACCATCCGCAGATCCACGCGGCGGCGCAGACCGTGACGACGGCGCTGAAGGGTGTCGAGACGCAGTTCGCCGCCGTCGTCGGCACCGACACGGCGAAGGCCGTCAAATCGGTGTTGCAGGCGACCGGGCTCGGCGCGGTGTTCGATGCATTGGGCGGCGACGCTTCGTCGGCTACCCCTCATCTGCTGACGCTGACGACCGAGGAAGGGCGGGGCTTCAACTTCGGGCTGTCGACGGCCGCGTTCGACAAGCTGCGGCGCACGACGCGCTACAAGGTCGCGTCGCAAGAGCGCCTGAACCGGCCGGAGGCGTTGCAGGCGGTGAGCCAGGGCGGCGAAACGATCGTGCTGTCCGGCGTCGTGTTCGCGGCGCTCGGGGCGGGCGCGCGCCAGTTGGAGGCATTGCGCGCGATCGGCGGGCGAATGAAGCCGGTGCAGCTCACGGCCGGCACGGGCGACGTGCTCGGGCGCTGGTATCTGCAAAGTGTCGAGGAAGAACAGGAGGCGCTCATGTCGGACGGAGCGCCGCGCAAGCAAACCTTCAGTCTGGAGTTTGGCCGCTATGGCGAGGACTTTAAGAACATCTGACGGCGACGTGCTCGACACGCTCTGCTATGCCGCCTACGGCACGCTGAGCGGGACCGTCGAAGCCGTCTACGAGGCGAATCCGGGCCTCGCGCGCGAGCCGCAGCCGTTCCGCGCAGGCGTGTTGATCACGTTGCCGGATCTCGACGCGCCGCGCGACGAGCCGATACAGCTCTGGTCGTGAGGGCGGGCGATGCAGGCGATATTCCAGATCATCGCGAACGGCGCGGACATCACGCGCACGATTCAGGATCGCGTGCTGCGGATCCGGACGACGGACAAGCCCGGCCTCGAGGCGGACGAGTGCGAAATCGAGCTCGACGACCGTGACGGCGTGATCCGCTTTCCGCCGAAGGGCGCGACGCTGAAGATCTCGCTCGGCTGGGCGGGGCAAGGGCTGTCGTTGCTCGGCGAGTACGCGATCGACGAGATCGTATTGCGCGGGCCGCCGGCGACGGTGGCGATCCGGGGGCGGCCGGCGAACCTGCGGGCGACGTCGAAGACGCACCGCTACGGCAGCTGGTCGAATGCGAAGCTTGCCGACGTCGTCGGCGACATCGCGCGGCGCAACAAGTGGGCGGCCGCGTGCTCGATCGACGTCGTCGTGCCGCGCGCGGACCAGTTCGGCGAAAGCGATCTGCACTTCGTCACGCGGATCGCGCGGCAGTACGGAGCGACGGCGACCGTGAAGGCCGGCAAGCTGATCGTCACGCCGATCGGCGGCGGCAAGAGCGCGAGCGGCAAGGTGTTGCCGGCGCTCTTGCTCACCCCGGAGCAACTGATCGACTACGAGATCTCGTTTCCGGATCGCGCGAGCTTCGCGGCGGTGCGCACGAAGGTGCATGACGCGAAGTCGGGCAAGAAGATCGATCTCGTGATCCCGAATCCGGATGCGCCGCCCGATGCGGCGGCCGTGCATACCGAACGGCACGCGTTCGCGAGCCCGCAGGCGGCGAAGGCCGCCGCATCCGCGCGGCTGGCGAAGCTGAACCGGCACACGGCCACGAGCCGCTTGCGGATGCTCGGCCGCGCCGACGTGTCGGCGGAGAAGACGGTGACGCTGAAGGGTTTCAAGCGCGATGCGGACGGCGATTTCCTCGTCGAGTCGGTGACGCACGAATACGCCGGCCGCAGTTGGGAGACGGAGGTCGTGCTCAACGCCGGCAACAAGGGCAAGGCGAAAGCCGGACACGGCAAGAAGCAGGCGAAGAAGATCAATCTCGTCATTCCCGCGCCGCAGCAGTAACGCGGACGCCGGGCATGCAGCAGAGCCGCTCACGGGCAACCGGAGCGGCTCTTTCTACTTGTGGAGTCAATCACTGTGAAAAGCGAAATTGCGGCGAGCGCTGCGAAAAGCGCCCCGCCGGTTGCGTCGTCGCTGTGGCTGTGGGCATCGGGGCACGATGCGAACTGGTGGGCGTCGCTGCTCGTGTCGATTCTGACGGGCGGCTACATCTGCCTTCAGTGCTACTACCTGATCAAGAACAAGGGGCGTCGAGGTGGCAAGCATGGCTAAGTTGCCGAAGAAGACGCTCGCCGGCGTCGTCGGCGCGATCGCGGCCGGTGTGCTGACGGTGATCGTGCCGAAGTTCGAGGGCGTCAAGCCGGCGGGCTACCTCGATCCGGTCGGCATTCCGACGAAGTGCATGGGCGATACGCGCGACGTCATCGTCGGCAGGACATACAGCGAGGCCGAGTGTCGCCAGTCGCTCGAAACGCAATTGATCGCGCACGCTGAACCCGTGCTGCGTTGCACGCCGGGGCTGAAAGATCGTCCGTATCAGCTCGCGGCAGCCGTCAGCTTTGCATACAACGTCGGCGCGAACGCCTACTGCGCCAGCACGACGGCGAAGCGCTTCAACGCGGGCGACCTGCGCGGTGCGTGCCGCGCGATCAACGAATCCGATAGCGGCCGGCCGCAGTGGGTCTTTGCGAACTGCCGGACCGTTATCGACCCGAAAACGAAAAAGCCTCTGCCGATATGCGACACGCTACCGGGTCTGGTGAAGCGGCGTGCGGAAGAGCGCGCGATCTGCGAGCGGGGGCTCTGATGCCGAAAGCAGCTCCGTATCTGTTGGC